ATTAAATTCCCTATTTTTACTATCGTAATCTAATACAACATTTGCCGCAGCACGAGCGTATTTAACAACAGCTGCTGCTATGGGTACACTGGCTCCACTCATTAGAAGTCATCCCTCACTTTAAATTTTAATCTATCATATAGAGTCCAAATAGCTCCACTCGTATAAGTTAATTCAATTTCACCTTCATAAGTTCCAGCGGCAATCGCTAAAGTTGTAGCCCCCCAGGGCATATAACATGCTCCATTTGTAAACGGAGCTACTTTAATACAAGTCATTGTATCTAAAATAGTAGACCCGCCTAATGCACGGAATTTTACTCTAATAGTTGGATCACTAAGATCTATTGCTGCCCAAGTAGCAGAATCATCTGGATCAAGGGTTTGACCAGCCGCAGCTGTATTGGAATCTTTTAAGGTGAGATTTACTTCTGGTTTAGTATCATTGGCTACTAGTAGTATTTCATCGTAATAAGCCATATTTAACTCCGTTGGAGGTTGTTCTCAGCATTGGCTATACAGCATGCAGTTATAAGATACAGTAATTCTATAAATTATACAAATCCATTATCTTCTAGTTTTGTATTAACTTCGATTTCGTTATTGCCCCACATACCAGAATTAATAAGTTGTTTACAACTAGCGTCATAACGCATGTAATAAGTGTTATTTTCATCTTTTAAGTCACCACTAGTAGTAACATGTGCTTTATATGCAGCATAATTAAGTAAAGCTTCTGTATACACTTCACTTATTTTTAAATCAGTATATGTATTTTTAACTCTTTTAGGAGCAGCTGCATATCGTAGTATAATTTGTGTACGTTTAGGGGTTTCTGCATCTGTACCTTTAATCTCAGCTTTAAATGGTTCCGGTAGTAAAATAGCTACATGCTGGTCAACTTTTTGTACTAATTTAACAGAATCGTCTTTAATGGCTACTTGATCAAAATCCGAAGTATAATAAGCATGAATAGGAGTAAGAAAATCAGAAGGTAGTGCATACTCTTCACCATCTACAGGTTGATCCATTTCATAATCTTTTTTTAGTAAATGAAATCGTTTATGCAATGCTAAATTAGCTAGATTTACATAATTAATAAATTTGTTTTGATTGACTACTTGAACAGCAGTTGGAACAGGACTAGGATTAGCCGACATATCCCCAACACTAGAAATAGCCAATTTACTACATTCCCCAGTAATTAAATAATCAATGTATTCTGAAACTTTCATAGTAACCTCTTAAAGGAGGGCGGGTAGATGGGGGCCGAACCCCATCTACCCTGGAGGCACAGCATGGGAAAGAGAAAGGGTAACCCTGCTGTGATGACTAAACAAAATAAGAACTATCGCCTTTATGTGGAGTCATATTATCTCCCCACATTACTGAGTTTTCTAATTCATCTTTATCTTCTTCTTGTGGTCCTACTTCACTTGGTTTCCAAGCATTCAATTCTGCCAACATTGTAATTGTATCTATCTGATCATCATGTTTACTTTTAAACCCTTTTAGAGTAGCTAAAGACAATTCAAAAATCAACTCTTCTAATGCAGGACTATCTTTTAGCTCTTCTGGAAACCAAATTTTTCTAGATTTAAATAATGGTATCGCATTCTGTTGAAACCGGCTCATTTTATCTTTAGTTGGCCTAATTCCTATAGTATTACTATTTTTTCCTCTCGACAACGTAAAATAATTATTACGATTTCCCATTTCATTTTGAATCCAACTAATAAATCCACCCTGTTGTCCAGTAGTTTCAATACCTACTTCCTGTGGTTTATATTCTTGAACTAAACGAAATAACTCATCAATAGTATCATTCATCAACGTCCGTTTACAAAATCCATCTACCCACATCCAATCCCCATTATTATTTAAAGCCCAAACATTAATCACACTAAAATCAGCATGTTCTCGATCAGATGTAGCAAAATCTGTAGTGATATAAAAATTATAAGCTCCTCTATTTTTAAGTACTGTAGTTCTTTGATACCAAACTATATCGCTGTCACTAACTAGTCGATCTTCTTCTGAGGTAATGCGTAACATCAACTCCTGGTTAAATGAATCTAATTTTCCAGCTCCTTTTGCTTTAATATATTGATTGTTAACATATTCATAATTAAATCGGTCTTCCCAAGCACCTTTAAATTCTTCTTCACTACATGGAAATTTTTCACAAACAGGGTAGACATTTACATGCCAGACCCCAGATTCAATAGCTTTGTATAAAGGGTCTTTAGCATTGAACGGAGTTCCAGACCAAATAACTTTTCTCTTATTTGGATGCAGCGCATAGTCAATGGCAGAATAGACGGTGTTCTCAACGTTTTCAATAATAGTCGCAGAACGGGCATCTTCATCACCTAGCAAATCATCGAGTACGGCAAGCTGTGGTCTTGTATTCAATTCCACTGTACCACGAACACCTGTCTTCGCACCATGCCCTGTAACAACAAATTCTTTTCCTTCCATGTTTTTAAAATACCATCTGATATCCGTAAACCTAGATTCTTTAATAAATGATTTTAAAAATTCACTCTGCTCACAACGTCTTTCCATACGAAGTCGCATTTTCTTTACACCATTTTCAATACTATCTGAAAGGTACAACGCATAATCAACTTTTCCAAATCCAGGAATAGCACCGTATACAGCAATATATAAAAATAAGTACTCAGCAAATATTGTAGTCTTGGCAAGGCCGCGAGCGCACATGTTTGCAGTGTTCTGAGTTTTACCCGCGATTTTGTCAAGCATTTTATAATGGATAACAGGAGTTTTATTTTCTTCTCCTTTTTCTCCATTAACTAGCTTAATAAACGAAACGAATTCCAAAGCAAACTCACTTGGTATATAACCCGGATCGTCTTCGTACTCACAATCATTTAACCATTCATCGACTGTTTTTTTAACCAAACTCATAGATTAGGTTCCTTTTATTCTGCCCCTACCCACCCTAATAATGTAAGTATTAAATAATCATTAAGCATTACTGCTAATGAATTTACAAATAACATGAAAATCATAAGATACATAGCATATAAAATACGCTTCATATTATTCCTTTTCAATTACCTCATAAGTTGCTTCCTTAAGTTCTTTTGGTTTCACAATAATTTCACTTCGTGCAATCTCTCCCGCACTAGCCTGACCATTCATAATCATTTTTAGTTGTTGCTGAGCAAGTGCTTTAGTTGTATTTCTTAAATCTTCTACTATGTCATTACTGTAGCCAATATCAATTTCTACTTTAGTAGCGGCAGGCGCGGTTAGATTACTTATTAAACTTTCAGCAGCTTTTTGTCTCACTAATTCTGATTTAGCTGTACGCATTAAATCTGCCTGGGTATTGATAGCTTCTTGATAGATACCTGCATTTAAAATATGAGTAGGAACTAACGTTTGTTCCATAATTTTAGTAATTAAAGTAGACTTTCCATAGTTGTCTGCAAAAGAAGCAATCTGAGAAGAAGACGTGCCTTTATCTACTAAATTCTGATATCTATCTGGGAATATTTTACTATAAGCAGTAGATGGCTTATCACCAAGTAATTTTAAAGAAACAAATTTAACAGCATTAATATAAGCTGCTAATGAGTATTTACCGGTAGATAATACAGAAGAGAAACTTAAAGTATTATCTCTGAATACCCTTCTTAGTTCACTATCAGGTTCAGCATTAATAACATTAACAAGATCATCAGTTACATATTTTCTAAATCGTTTATCTGGAAGAGCACCTGTTAATTGCTCTTTTGTTAGATGATCTGTTGTTTCTGAATTATCTGCCGCTATATCTTTTAAATTAGCTAAGTGCATTACTAACCTCGTTCCATTTATTAATCAAAGCTGTATGAGACATCCCGTCACTGTAGCATTCGTGAGGGGATACCATCCAGATATGTTTATCTAGTTGGATTAAAATATTATTATTTACTAATTCTGCCCAATACTTATTCCAAGTTCGATAGTCTTTAATCCAAGTGATCTTATTGACAAACTCTTTTTTATTTATTTCATTATCACGATTAGACCACAACGTTAAAGGTAACAGCAATGCGCATGCTGTTCTAGATAAAGGAAGTTTACCTACTGACTTTAAATTTATATATTTATTCATTTTTCCTTCCAGATTCCCATATCCACAGTATCTCCAAATATTCCCATATCGTAACTAAAAAAATACCAGGCTACGAATATTGTAATCCCAAGTGCTACATACCATTTAGCCATATGATTAATCCTCCTGTTGTTTTTTATCTTTCTCGTCCTTATCCATTGCTTTCTCTATCTTATCTCCTAATATATTACCTAAAGCATTGACAGTTATCCCCATTGCCAGGTTACTAGCAGCAGAACATCCACTTAACATTAATATAATCACTATATATTTCATTTAATTTTTCTTCTTTTCTTTCGTTTAGGTGCTAATTCAGGCCAACGCCCCATGATTTCATGCACATACTGTCTTGATATACTGTAGGTACGCGCAACAGTTGCCGGGCGGTGCCCTTCCCTTAATGCTTCTAATACATGCTTATCTCTATTATTAGGCTCTTTAAGGCGTTTTCGACCTCTCATGTTTTAGTCCCTTACTAGTCTGGGTATCCCACATGTGTTTCACAATATAGTATTGCCGGTCATCTCCATTAAACATTACATCTGGATTAAGCATATACTCTTTCTTAGTATATTTCCTAATAAAATCTAATTGTTTCAATTCCCTCAGCCCTCGATGAAAATCATGAAGTCGTACTCCTGATGTTCTGGCAATAATATCCGGAGTCCCAATCACCATATTCACTCGATTAATATGATACATCATTTTTAATAAAACTAAAGCCGCCGAACTATTAACATTGTCCTTAGCTAACAGATTAGCTGCATGCGAATCCAGTTGCAGTTTATTGAACATTTCTTTTGCCTATGCAGATCACACAATATTTTTTATTTGAAGTCCGCTCCCCACAATCAGGACACGGGTGCGCCTGGAACCGTCTTGCAGGTTTACTATCCGGATCAAACACCGGCTGAACTACTCTTAACAATTTTCCTTTCCCATCAAATATTTTAACTGGGTACATAGGTCTCCTTTTTGAGTAATAGTAATTCCTATATATTACCTAAAAAACGACAAAATACAACATTAATCTTGGTTAATTCTCATATGTGAGAATAAACAGGGTAGTTTAATCTCATATGTGAGAATTAACTATTTGTAAACTATTGTTAATAAAGCTCCTTCTCTCCCTTAAGAAGCAAGAAGAGTCTGCTCCTATTTATATATATATTAAATCTCCCTTAAAGCACCCCTCGAAACCTACGGCCTGCGGCCTCGGTTTCTACGGAGTGCGAACCATATAGAGATATTTAATTTTTTAATTTTTAAGAGCCATTAGCAATTTTTTATTTTTAGGTACGAATCCTATACTAACTGGTCGGGGTCCGAATCAGAGATTCTACCCCCGCCCTAAAAACATAAACGATCTTTTTACACACCGCTTGTCAAGCGGAAGGCCAAATGCCCAGCCAATAATCGGGCTATCTACATCTAGGAGGTATTAACATGAATATCTTTAGTGT